AACGATGTAAAGGTTAAGGACTATTCATTGCGGGAAACGGCTAAAAACAAAGCTATGACCGAAAACCGCATTGTTGAGATGTATCGACTTTTGTTGCCCAAAGAGGCTGAGTTTGATATGTCCCAGGTGACATACCCAGACATTGACGAGATTTTCCCGTTCAAGGTTCAGCTTGAAATGGTTGATGAGATTGCCAGCTTGATCGCACCGACCTACGGGGAAACCAAAAAAAAATAACAGGGTCAGTTCGGCGGCAAGTTAAGGCGTACTTGACTGCCCACGGGACTGACCCGACCACGGTGGATGAGGAAACCTTCACTGACATATCAGTGATGTGGGTGGATGGCGTGATTGGGAATCGGGGCATCTTAGAGGTGCTTGGGTTGCTAACAGCGGGGCAATTCAATAAAATGATTGCAAAGGGGGCATCGCCATACACCTTGCAAAAGATCATACCCAGAGCATACGACTACATCTATCCACCGATGGATGAAAAGACAAAAGCTGAAGCAGTATCGCAAGCGTTGTTGGCGTTTGCGCTAATGTCACCAGGCGCACCAAAACATCTTTTCGAGGCTGAAAATGGCTAATGTCATCGCAGGTTTAGCGGCACAGTTAGGGCTAGACACCACCGAATTCAAAAAAGGTATTGGTGAAGCCAAATCATCCCTTAAAGAATTCAAAGAATATTTGCCTGAAGCATTGTCTATTGCGGCATTTACCGAAATGGTACACGCCAGCATGGAGTTATCTAACCGCATTGTTGAAACAGCCAAAGCCAACGAAGTTACCACTGCATCGGTACTTGAGTTGTCCCATGCGTTAGCCGAAAACGGTGGATCGGCTGAAGATGTTAGTCGCATTTATTCAGGATTTACTCAAAAAATTGAAGCGGCAGTTCAAGGGAACGCAACCGCACAGACTTCATTTGCCAAACTTGGCGTGACGCTAAAAGACCTGGGCACGCTGTCTGAACAAGATTTGTTTGCCAAAACAGTGTCAGGTTTGGCGAATATGAAAGATGCCGCTGAACGCAATGGTTTAGCGTTTCAGACTTTGGGAAAATCTATTCGTGGCGTTGACCTTAAAGGGTTGGCGGCAAGCATGGAGGAAAACAAAGGGCAGTTTGACAAATATGCTAAATCGGTTGAAATGGCCCATGAGTTGTCATTGAAGCTAGAAGCGTCAAGTCATAACCTGATGTTGGAATTTACCAATGCGTTTATTCCATCGTTGCTTACGTTGTATGAAAGCTATACAAAGACAACAGGCGCAATGCAGAAATTTGCTGATGTTGCTAAATACATTGGCATGGTGGCGGCGGCAACATTCAAAGAAATCACCACGGCGGTCACTCAAGCATACGATGTGATCAAAGGCGTATTCACATATCTAAACAATATTGCACATCTTGATTTTTCCAAAGCTGGCAAAGACATGGTTGCCACTTGGGAAGAAGTAAAAAAAGATGGTCAAGATTATGTGGATTTTTTGCAAAAGCTAGTCAAAGCCAATAATGACACTGTTGAAAAGGTCAAAAAGCAAGACGTAACGCATCGTGATGTAACTGCATCATATTCAAAACAATTGCTGGCGGCAGAGGGATTATCTGCGGCTTATGAAAAGCAAGCACAATTAGCTTTGCTGACTTTGCAACACAAAGAAGATGCTTTGAATGTGACAAAGCACGAAAAAGAAGTTCAGGATGAAGTCAACAAGGTCATTGAAAACCGAGACAAACAATTAGCCGCCATATCTCAAAAGATTGATGCGCTTGACATGACCAAACTTGGGTCAAAAGAAATCAGGCAAGCATTGATTGATCAAGGTATGGAAATCACTCGCTTGGCTGATGAATACAAAGAAAAAACAGCAGATGTGGTTAAAGCAAATCAAAAAATGCGTGAACAATTTGGTTTTGGTTGGGATCAAGCATTTAAGCAATATCAAGAAAATGCCGCTACAGCCGCCGATTTTGGGCGGCAATCATTCCAGGCAGTGACCAATGTTATGGACAATGCTATTGATAATTTTGTGAAAAAAGGCAAACTAAATTTCAAGAGTTTGGCGCAAAGCATCATTCAAGATTTGCTTGCCATTCAATTGAAAATGCAAGCAAATCAATTGTTTGGTGGTGTTGGAGGTGGTTTTCTTTCTGGGATTGGTGATTTGCTAAAAGGGTTTTCAGGTGGTGGTGGTGGTGTCACACCTTCAGTATCTACCAGTGGAAGTGGCAATATTTATCAAAGTGCGGTTGGTGGCCCATTGGATAGTGGTCAAGCATCGATCGTTGGTGAAAACGGGCCAGAATTGTTTATTCCTAAAAACTCAGGTACTGTCATACCTAATTCTGGCGATTTGTCTGGTGCAAATCTGGGCCACACTACTGTCAACAACTACAACATCCAAGCCATTGATACCAAATCATTTGAGGATCGTATTTACGGCTCTGCCAATGCGGTTTGGGCGGCTAACACCTACGCACAGAAAAACCTGGCGGTCAATCGGAGTAGAACATAATGGCCTACCAAACGATCTTTGAAATTCAGCAGAGCATGACTGTGCAAAATAGGCGTGTCGTTGGGCAACAAGTCTCACGGGCTGGCTATATCACCGTGGCGCAGTATCTTAACGCTGTGCCTTGGGTGTTTACTGTTGTGCCGCACAATTTCCTGTATTACCCGCAGGTCAGAAACGTCATTCAAGCGATTGACAATTTGGATCGGCAATTGCCTGACACTATCCAATTCAATTCGTCTAACCTGTCATGGTTCACTACCATGCAGGGAACGGCAACCACGGCAAGTTTGAATGGAACACCGACACCGAATAGCCAAACCATCGCATTGACAAGCAATGGCACGTTCAAGGCTGGCGACTTTATCAGTATCAACGGGTATGTCTACAAAGTCACCGCAGACAGCACAGGATCAGTGATCAACATCAACAGACCTTTGATTGGCGCACCATCGTCTAGCGCACCTGTATTACTTGGCAACAATGTGGTTTTCACTGTGGTGGCTGAACAATGTCCAACCTATAAACTCAACCCAATGACCAATGGTGCATTTGTGGAGTGGTCAGGCCCGTTTGTGTTCCGTGAATATGTGATTGGATAATCATGACCACAATTGCCGCACTAAGTGGGCCACAGATTAAATACGCTGAGTTTGTTCAGCTTGTTAATCCATCATTCACTGATTACTTTTGTAACGCACCATCGGCTGTGACTGTCAACGGGATGACCTTTACAGGCATGGGTGTGTATCTTGGAATCAGCGAGATTCAGCAAGACCTGAAATCCACCAGCGTGGACATGAGCGTATCAATCTCTGGCCTCACACCATCGAGCGTGGCTTTGATTTTGGCGACCAATCTCAAGGGTAGCCAATTGACCGTGTGGCGTGGTTTCTTGGATTCTGACAATCAAATTCTGACCATTGGCGGGGTTCAGCAGTTTTTTGCACGATATAAAGGGATTGTGAACAACATCTCTTTAAATGAGACATTTGACAACAACAAGCGTGAACGTGTGGTCACTTGTTCAATGTCTAGTGCGTCAATGCGGTTTGTGTTGGATGCCCGTATTGCAGGGATTAGGACAAACCCTAGTTCATGGAGGGCAATCTATCCGAACGACACCAGCATGGATCGAGTGCCTGTTATTGCGTCTACTTACTTCAATTTTGGCAAACAACCGACTGCGGGTAGTTACAGCAAAGTCTTGGGTTCTACTCAAACCAACCCTGCCGCTTTGGTGCAGTTCAACAACAACAACTATTGAGGCACTATGAGTTTTCTGTCAAAACTGTTTGATGTAGCGGCGGCGGCGGCTTTACTGATTGTTGCGCCTGAATCTGGCCTTTTGAGATTTGCGGCGACTTTTGCGGCATCCATTCTGATCTCTAAAGCGTTTGCACCAAATGCCCCTGTAACGCAACAAAACAACATCAGACAGCAAGTTCCACCAGACCCCACCGCTGGTATTCCCATCGTATACGGAGACGCTTATACGGGCGGTAGATTCGTTGATGCGGCACTCACGACCAATCAACAGTCCATGTATTACGTCATGGTCATTTCGTGCATTAGCCCGAATGGGACTTTTACATTTGACACGACTAAATGTTATTACCAAGATCAGCTAATCACATTTTCAGGCGCACAAGTTACAAAGCTAACTGATGCCGCAGGGAATATTGACACATCCATTAACGGGCAACTGTACATCTATTTATACACATCTAGCCCTGCGGGTGTGATCACACCAATCAATAGCAGTCTCTATCCGTCTGATGTCATGTCAGCGGCTAATGGAATCCCG